TGAACATTTTATTAGGATCAACTGCACCCAGGTCAGTTTTGCTTACCTCTAGATTTGGATTTATAACAGGTGTGACCACTGCATTTGAACTGTTGGTGTTGGTGTTGGTGTTTGTTCTATTTTCAACTGTTGGTGACACTTGATTAGAGGTGTTGTCTTTTAGACTGGTCATTGAGCAGGCTGCAAGAAACAGAACTGCCATTATAAGTATTGATTTCATTATTCTATTCCAAAATGTCTTGCCACTGCTAGTCCAGCCCAATCAGCACCCAATGCCTGTTGATGCTCACCATCCTCGTCACAACCATCGCGAACTGTATCAATTTGTGTTAAACATTCTTCAACAATCAATTTAGCAAACAGTTCCTGTATCTGTGGATTGATATCAGGATAGTGTGATCCACCTGCTTGTAACTGTAATTTTTTTAATAGTTCTTTGTTCATGTTAGTGTTCCGTTTATAAAATCCACTATGGCTCTTACCAAGAGTGGGTCCATTTTTAATTTAGTTGCCATTTCATATATGTCCCAATTGCGTTCTAGCATTTCTCTTACAGTGTTCACTAGATCACGATTAAACATGATATCCTCACTGAGGGTATGGTGCTGCTAAAAACTCTGCATAGTTGGTGGCCTGTTCGCCAATTTTTACCAATTGATGTTTTCCGCAAAACTTCATGAACTTCATGCCAACCTGTGAAATATCTTTTGGTACAGCATTGGTATTAATAGTCTCTGTGATCCAGACTTTCACATGATCTGGTTGTGCTGTGAGATCCACTAGAGTGCGATTGCGCTCATAGTCGTCCAGCACACGATGCTCTTGCTCGTTGTGATCAACCCAGCGTTGCAGCATGAGATTGTTCCAGTTGAAGCCTTTACGATCCATGTCTGCAAAGGCTTCCAGTAGGCCTACCTTGTTTTTACTGCCCTTGGTACGCACACCTGGGAACGCTGAAAACACATTGTCTGTAGGATCACCGCGCATGCACTTTTCAAACAGGATCCATTTAGGATCTGGTATGACCTTGGGTTCCTTGGTTTTCTTGTCTATCACACGACGACCCTTGCCGTCAATGATACCGCCTAGTGTGTGTAACTCATCTGCCACGCCATTGTACTGTGTGACATTGTGAGCCAGCAGTTGATGAAAGTCTGTGTCGCTGCTCACAATCACATGACTATCTTCTGGATGACTCTGTATCCAGCCTGCCACAAGATCGTCTGCTTCTAGGCTTTCATGTCGCAACACTGTGCAGTTGCTTTTTTCCACGAAGAAAGTTTTAAGGTCGTCAAACGCAGCCCAGAACGCAGCATCTTCTTCAAGCTCTGCATCAGTGAGTGCGGCACGAGCCACAGCACGATTTTTCTTGTAGGGTTCGTAGTAGTCTTTGCGCCAGCTGCGTCCTTCTAGGCAGATTACCACATGATCTGCACGTTGGTCGCGCCAGGCCTTGTAGATGCTGCCTAGGGTGACATGTATGGCGAACCCAACCTTTTCTTCTAAGGTTTGAGCCCGGTGCGCGGTATGACGAGCACGAAAGAATGTGTTAGCGGTATCGACGATCAAATAGTTCATGGAGTAATAATAGCACTTTATTTACCCCGTGTCAACCACCTTCGTAGGCTGGATTTGGAAATTCTAATTCAAAAATATGAAATTGGGTGTCCGTTTTATCATTGAGTATGGCAAAGGTCCGTGCTTTTTCTGCTTCATCACGACTGGCATAAAATCCCGTTCCATAACTGGTACCACCTGGTGTTACATTGGTACCTGTTGTGGAAAAGTAAAGACTGGTGCTGCTTTGACTAAACAGCACCCAAAAGGTTAGAAATTCTGGCGGATCAAGACTTTTCATTTGATTGTAGAATACCATTCTTCAGTGTAGCCATTACGTAACCAATGTATAGAGCGATCAGTTCTTGCAAATTTATCGCCAAATTCTTTTTTTATAACACTTCTTACCACATGCTGCATTTGATTATTATAAGTGCCACGTGATTCTTGATTTATACTGAAAAAAAGATCAGACGACCTTGCGATAGTTGCAAGATATTCATTTAAAGATGTCTTATCCATTTCTGGCATGCTGTCGCAGTTGACCACTAGATCAAATTTTTGATTGCCATGATGCAATTGTTCAGCGGTTTGGAACCTTACCGCTTGATCTTGAAATGGTTCATTTGGCAAACATATATTTTCTTTTCCAATGTTTTGAGCAAGTTGATAGGCTTGAGCACAAATTACAGAAGGTAAATCTACCATGGTTATATTTTTGTAACCAAATTTAAATAGCCAATAGGCAAGATATCCAGCACCGCCACCTATTTCTAAAATACTATGATTCATGGTTTCTGGAATTTTTTCTTTTATCTTGTAGGCAAGATAAAGTGCAGTGAGATCTCTTTCGCAAAAAAGTCCTCGATTGGTAGTCAAACCCCAAAGACCACCTTGCCAACCAGGAGCCTGAATGATTTCTGGTAAAGCAGCCAATAGATCATTTAATGGGATAGCAACATAACTGGCTCCTTGCTCGTGGTTTTGTGGGCCAATCACACCACAATATTCCATAACACCAAGAAATACATCCCAATGCCGTTTTAGGCGCAAGATGCCTACTGTGTCAGGATATCTTGTGATATAATCAAATTCAATTTCTCCTTGTCCAATGCCGTGCATGAGTGGAGTTTGATGCATACGATTGAGATAGTCGTGTGAGAGTTCTAATTGACTGTTCTGCAAAAGTAGAATTATCTTGTGATGTTTTCTTACAGTATCCTCCCACATGGATCCTGATTGCAAGGAAAAATTCATTGGCTTAATAAAATTACAAAGTCTTTGCATTAGTTCCTGATCAAACTGAGCATTTGGTTCGCCCCAGGCACCTTGTGGTACGATAGGTGTTTTTTGAGCAGGATGATTACGAGTGGTCCATTCAAGATCTCGTGTTAAATAAATTCTATAATCATCCTGCTCAAAGTTTTCAGTTTTTATATGAGTATGTAATGTGTGCGTCATTAACTTACCTCTGTACGTCCGTCGCCTAGATCTCTACGATTAATAATACGGTTCTCTCCAGTTTGATTGGCAGCCCATTGTTCATAGTTTTCCATCAGTACATTACGACAGATGTCCTGAAACCATTGATCCACAATCTGTGCATCGTCCTTGCCCTTGTACCCTGCACGAACCAGTTTGGCAACAAAAATATCGTTCCAGTCTAGTTCAAATGCACCGTTCTGTACATTGTCAGGATCCAGTTCTACACTAAGCACACTGATATATGGTTCACCTTTTTTGGTTGCCGCATCTTTGGCGCTGGCTCCCACACGCAGTTTAGACTCTGGTTTTTTTGTTGTGGTTTTCTTGGCTGTGGTTTTCTTGGCTGTGGCCATTATACTGTGCCTTTCAATGCTCCAAATATGTACTCTTCTGTGGTAAGCCAACGTCTGGTCAAGGCTGCACGATCTGTCATGACGCCTTTGATGCTTTCATAATACACAGTACCACGATAGGCATAGCGTAACCAGATCAGTTTGTTGGTTCTATCGCAACGATGTGGCAACCAGGCAAAGCACCATTCCCATACTGCACGATCGTAAAAGAGCGAATTTAAGCCGTCGGTTTGAACACTTTGGTCGCCCATTATTTGCCCCACCCATTGCCCCATAGATCCACATGAAGTCTTGGGCTGTAATAATAACCACGCTTGAGTGCCTCATCTGCCACATGCACACGATTTTGATTATACCCACCTAGAGTACCACCCACAGGCATCACGTACACACTGCCCATGAATCCTGCTGCACGATATTCTGCCACTGCTTGATCAAGTTCTTCAAAATCCTTTGCTGTCTCAACCACAAATTTTAAATAGGTTATACCCACTTCTTGGTACTGTTTAATAATATCTGGTTTGATTGCATCTTCCCATGATTCGCCGCTCACACTTAGTTTAGGACTTACACTAAAGGTCATTTCTCTAAACAGTCCAAGATGTGTTTCAATAAACACTGGATCAGCATGCCAGTTTTCAATGTACTCATAAAATTCATCAGTGAGTTCTTGAGTGCCATTGGTTTCAAATGTAACATGACTTAGATCAGTCATTAGTTTATGATCTAGCAGTGCAGCATAATTGCGCTGCCAACCTAGTAATGGTTCGCCTCCGGTAATTACCAGATGAGGATTATTACCATTTGGAAATTGCCAAGAACCTGTGGGCAGCAGTTCATACATGCGACTGATTATTTGGTCATTGTCTAGGCTAGGACTAAACTCTTTAAAGCGTGGATCCCAACTGGCATAGCTGTCGCATCCAGTGGTAAGTAATGGAAGGTCAGTAAATGATTTATATGTTTCTGGATCAGCTTTGACCAACTCTAGTGCTTTATCGCGTTCGGTACTTTTCTCTCCTGGCGCACAGCCAAATCCTTCACACTTGAAGTTACAACCAAAAGTGCGCATGAATATGCTAGGCACACCTACATAACGTCCTTCGCCTTGCGCACTATAAAAAATTTCACTAATTTTGAATTTCATTGTTTAAGTCCTCAATTGTTTGATTATACAGAGTTTGCCAGTTGCGTTCAAGCCAGTCATGTATGTTTTCTGGATTCCAGTCTGGAATCACGGAACGCAATTTTGCCAGATTAGCACAGCTTTCCCACTGATAGGTGGCCAACATGTGTTCGGGCATGGGAACCACTACCAACTTGCAGTTGATAACCCCTGCTAGACGTTGACAGGTTTTGGCTATGTCATAGAAACTGTCAGTTTTGCCTGTGCCAATATTGTATACTCCACTCACTCTGGCAGCACGTAATCGTTCCATGGCCTGTATGGTGTCATCAATACTGACAAAATCTCTTGAACCATAACGACCATTGTGATGCCAAACTACCAGTTCACGTTTGGTAGCTGCTTGATCAAGATAGCGTCTAACTGGACTGGGCTGGCGTTTGTGTTGCTCATTACGGCCATATACATTAAAGAACCTAACACCTTGAACAGGGATATCAAATTTCTGTTCAGCACACCAGTTGTCAATGGCCAGCTTGCTCACACCATACAGGTGTTGTGGTTGTACAGGTCCCCATTCTGCACTACTGGTCCATGGACCGTATATGCTGGCACTGCTGGCATAGGTTATGCCGCAGTTCCATTGCTGTGCTGCATGTATCCAGTCTTGTGTGTCTTGGACATTTTTGTTCAGCAGTTCCTGCCAGTCGCCAGAATCAGTGCTGCTTACGGCACCCATGTGGTAAATCCATTCAACTGGTTCGTCAATGGAGTAGGTTTTACCTCGGGTGGCCCAGTCAAGACCGTGGACACGATATCCTGCTTGTTCCAAGTATTGTTTTAGTTCACTACCAATAAAACCTCTATCGCCTGTTACAATAATCATTAATCTAGTTCTCCGCCTTCACTGTCTCCGGCTTGGATTGTGATTGGGTTTGGTATCTTTCTATAGTTGCCCTTGCCCGGAATCGTATTGCGTACACCCCCCACCGGGTCCGATACATCGCCTTTTCTACGGGGTATAAGATGGATATGAGGCCATGACACAGTTTGTCCTGCAGCCTCGCCATAATTAAGTCCAATGTTGAAACCATCCCATTCTCCTG